ATGCCGCGACCTTACGAAGCCAACGGCCGCCCGACATACACGCGGTCGTTTTGCTGTATTCGGATTGATACGAAACATCCCCGGAAGCAACTGCTAACAGGGCTTCGATCTGTTCACTTGAGCTTGTCTGCATTTTCCATATCCTCCCTCAGGTATGCGCCTCTATCGCGCCCTACTCTCTACTTCCATGGTTAGTATGCTACTAACGGCAATTCCTGTCAACAATTTTATTTCCTTCACTACCAACAACCTGAAGGAAATCCCCCGCACCTAACGCCATTACCAAAGTCTCTTTGGCTCATACTCATGTCAGCCATCCTACCAACTTAGCGCCATGCCTACGCTTTCTAACGCACAGCACGAGTCTTTCGCCCGTAACCGGGCAGCCGGCTACAACCAATCCCAGTCGGCCAAGCGTGCCAATTACGCTACAGTTGCAGTCAATAATGCAGCAAGTCGATTGGCTAAGCGACCGGAAGTCGCTGCTCGTATTGCCGAATTAAAATCTATTCAGGACCCTAATCATTTAATTAGTCGTAGCTGGGCGGAGCTGCATCTTGTTGATATAATTGACAAAGCGAAGGCGACAAATAATTTAAATGCCGCTAAAGGGGCGATAGAATTAGCATGCCGCCTCAATGGGCTGTTAGTTGACCGACGCGAATCCTACAGGGAATCTGTAAACGTCAACGTAGATGCACTGGACCCAGACGCTCTTGCTAAACTCTTGCAGCGGGAAATAGGCAACCTCGAAGTAAATGATAGGACCGCATTACTAGAGGCATCGCCCGCGCTGGCTGAGGTGATCGACGTTGAGGCCTTACCAGTAACCGATGACCCAAATGAGTGACCGCCGTCCGCAAGTACACCAACCGAATCATCCTCATCGCCGGTCTCCGCGCCCTGGCCATCCTAGCTATCCTATTGTTTACAATAGCCTTCTCCATCGAGCTAGTCTTCATGCTGATCCGGTGGACCTACTACTAGCCGCCGTCGCCTCTATCATTATTATATAGGGCACGCGCGGCCACCTATAGCCACCACCACGCTAGCCACGGCCGTCAGCCACCCTAGCCCCAGCCACCGTAGGGATGGTTCAAATTTCCAACCCTCCCACGCCCCCTAATCTCAAATTACTTTCCCAAACCCAATGGCGGGAGCCAAGTGAAGGATTAATGGTATAATCTAATATTAGCATTAATAAAGGTTAATTTATGATTAATCCATTAATCCCTAATCTGGTTGAGATCCCTTCCTGCCTGTTGCTCTGGCTAGTCTGCCTCGTTGTGCCCAATTGCATCCATGCTCATCCACTGCGTCTCTCCGATGCGATAGTGAGTAAGTCCGAATCGAACAATGCGCGCGATTTGAACGCAACTGATAATAGCGATGATAAAAGTGAGCCGAACCATCCACCAATTGGCCGCAGACTGATCGAGGTCTCGTGCCTTATTATTGGCGGTTTCTTCCTTGGTCTTCGTGGGTGGGAGAACCTTGACAACAACTGGAGACTCATCAGAGCCACGTTTATCGGCGGGTGGCTGGTTTTGTCGATTTGTGGCTGGTTGCTGTGGTTTATTACTTTTTATCGCTGGACTTGGAGTTGGTGGCTATGATTGAAGGAACTGCACAGAAAGGAATAGCAACAGAGCCTATCGGCTGGGAAGTTGTGATTGCAGATGCGGAGGAGCAAATTCGAGCGGCAAAGCAGCGCGTCGTGCGACTGAAGGCATCAGTTCAACTCTTCAAAAAGAAAATGGCGGCGGGTGAGCCGTTGCCTTCTGGATTGAAGAAACTAGATCAACCAAAAAATATATGACTACCCATGGCCAATTCCTCCTCCCTTAATAACCCCGGCCATCAACTAATCGACCATGGCCACGGCCACCCCCTCAATAAACTCCTACAGGCCATTTACTCTACCCAGCAATCCATCGTAAACAATGGCCAAATTCTCTCTGACATTCTAACAGTCGAACAGCAAATCCTGGCGGCTCTTACCCAGCCTACTGACTCAGCCACTCAAATCAGCATTTTATTCAGCTCAACAAAGGAACCCAATATGCCCATCACCCTACCCGCAGGTGGATCAGACACCTTCTACATCTTCGGCACCGCTCCGTTTCTTGGCGCGTTGCTCGGCCCAGGCCAAACCATTTCTGTCGTCTCAGCTGACCCGGCCACGGTTACCCTCCCAACCGATCCTACAGCTCTCCCCGTATCGGCAGCTGACGGTATAACCGCTGTCCCTGCTGGCACCCCAACCATTCTCTCAGGCAAGGTAGTAGGAGCTAAGAACCCAGCCCAACCCAACGTCGCCATCGTCTGTACGGCCACCGTCCTGAACTCTGACGGCTCGACGGCAGAAACCTTGACCGACACCGCAACCGTCAACCCCGCTATGCCCGCCTCAGCTACGGCCATCGGTGAACTATTTGGCTCAGCCATCTCCGTCACTAGCTCAACTTCAACCAAAAGGAACTAACCAAATGATCGTACTCGGATGGTGGGAAGAAGCTCTCGTTGGCATGGCTATCAGCCTGCTAACTATTCTAGAAAACAAGCTAACTAACCCCGTTGAGGTGGCGGCTCTGCAAGCTGCCGTTGCATTCCTTCAACGGCTCGTTGGCGGTGGAGTCGCAGGCATCCAGAAGCCTGTATCCACTCCGCATGCCTAGCCCCTCTCATTACTATGGCTGGACCGGAGTAGGATTACCTCGCCGTCGCTTCCCGGCGCTGGCGCTTGACTACTACCCCCCGCTCCCTCCGCAAGGGTCGGTCATCACGACCGGCTTCCTGCCCCCCATTTGGGACCAGGGCCAAACCAGCTCATGTGTGGGGCATGGGACGACTCGCGCCATCGCCTACGCTAGGGCCAAGCAAGGGTTGCCGTATGTAGATCTTAGCCGCCTATTTCCTTATTGGAACGCTAGGGTAGTTGAGGGTGGCCAAGCCACGGATTCTGGAGCTTCAGTGGGAGATGGAATCGCCGCATCCCTCCAATTTGGCGACTGCCCCTACACCGACCTCCCAACTGACGCCGCCCTCGTCACCACCCAACCCTCTTCCCAAATATTCGCTAACGCCATTAAGCATAGGGCCTTCACAGCCACCCGTATTTTTGGGGCCAACCCAACAGCCTTCCAATACCGCTTCAAACACTGCATCGACTTGCTGGGGTTCCCAGTCGTCTTTGGCTTCACTGTCTACGAGTCCTTTGAATCCGACCAGGTGGCGAATACCGGCGTAGCGCCGATGCCTGGCCCAAACGAGCAAATCGTCGGCGGCCATTGTGTAGCCGCTGTCGCCTACGACGACACTACCCAACTCGTGACGTGCGATAATTCCTGGAACACAACCTGGGGCCAGGCCGGTAGGTTCCAACTTCCCTACTCCTATATCTTCGACCCCGACATGGCGGACGATTTCCACGCCATCCTATCCGACGTAGGCTAGAATGGGCAATCCCATTAAACTCCTTACTCTTTCTCTCCCACTGCTGATGGCCCTCCTGCCACCCCAGATGCTTGGGCAACTGCGGGCCGGGTGCACCGCCGATTCCCTAACGGTATTGATGGCTGGCTCGTTGAGCGTGGCTGGCGTCTGGCGTTATAGCTGTTACGCGCAGAACATCGGCACAACTCCTCAGACCCTCTCGGTCGCCGGGTTCGCTCTCGATTTCATTGAACTCCAGCAGGTCGCTCCGGGTGACGTACTTGACATCTTCACACAGAAGCAGGCCCGCACTACCCCAGCGAGGATAGCGCTAGTGGCGGAGATCGCAGGAGTCGCTGCCTTGGCCGTTCTCAGCCAAAATTATGTCGCTCTCAGCGCCAAGGCTATCGGTGATGTAGGATTTGCAGCCTACGGCGCAGCTAAGGCGGGGCAATACTTCACCACGAAGATTCCGCCCTTGACCAATGCCGTGCGTGGATTGTTGACGCAAGACCAGATCATCCAACCGGGTGGCAGTTACGCGTGGAAGCTGTATGCTTCAAACAACGTTCCAGTTCCAGTGACTCCGCTTTTAGAAGGCAGGCGTAAAATGCTGCGGCCAGTTCGCCCAGTAATTCCTGTCAGGACACTGACCCAGGCAAGCGGGCCAGCGGCACAGCCCCAGCCGACCACTTGGCAACCACGTTACCAGGACTCTGAGGGTTCAACCATTCCAGCGCTTCACACCGTCAATGCGGTCGATACCGTAGCCTCCTGGGAACCCACTTCGGTCGAGTGGGTTGGTTCCTCGCGCTGAATGCCCACCACCAACCTATCCTTAGGCATTGTCCAATGGCCTATCGCCTCCATCACGGGCATAGGCTTCGTTGCTCTCGGCGTCCTGGCTCTTCCCTTGCTTAGGCTAGCGGATGGTAAATACGATGGCCTATTGTTGGTTAGGCTGACCTTATCCATGAACTAACCATGCAACTCCTCGACACAGCCTCCAAGCTCGACATCTCCGGCTGGCTTCGCGGCCTCGTAGGAGCTGGCATCAGCGGCGGTGCCTCCGCCATCGCGGGCGGCCTTGTCGTCACAGGCATGGACCCCGAACACTACTCTTTCCAGGCCGCCAAGTTTTGGGTTCTAGTCGGCGCTCTCTTCATGGCTAACGCGATAGTCAGCATGGCCAAGTTTTTGCAAACCACCCCCCTCCCAGTTGAGAAAACGGTCACCGTCACCAAGGAGACAGTCACGGAGGGCAAGAAGCCTCCCGTCATTACCACCACGGTCGCAGAGACGCACAAAGAATTACTACCTCCCTCCTAGCTTTTCACAATGGGAACTGAACCCACCACCGTCAACGGCGCGCCGCTGACCTCGCTCCCTCCGACCACGACGGCGCAGCAGGACGTGACTACGGCTGGCCAGCGGCGCATCAACCTAATTTGGGAATTCACCCAAGCTATCATCGCTGTAGGCGTCGTAATAGCCAACATTACAGTGTGGGTCAACGCCGCGTTTCATGGCACTCCCGAGCCGATCTCGGCCGGCCTCACCAACGCAATGTTCCTGATCATCGGCTTTTACTTCAGCCGAACGAATCATGCGGCAATCGGCGGCGTGGGCCCCAAAGGGCCTCAGCAAGAGTACATGGGCCGCTAAATGAGAACCACAATGAACGGCGCAATTAGTTCCCTACTCTACCTTATCCTCGATCTAGCCATCATCGGCCTCATCTTCGGCCTCATCTTCTGGCTCATCACCTGGGCACTCTCCCAGCTCCCCATCCCCGAGCCAATCAAAACGGTGATTCGTGTCATTCTAATCGTAGTCCTAGTAATTATCTGCATTTACATCCTGGTTGGCTTCCTGCCATCTGGCCAATCCCTATTCCCCGCAAGACGCTAACGCCAATGCCCTCCCGCACCGTCGTCCGCGCCCTCTTAGCCACCGATCGTCGCGCCTCCACTGAACGTGAGCTGGAACAATTCTCCATAGCAACTAATGCTGGCCGCCCTTATCGTCAAGGCTCCCTATCCGACCTTCTCTGGGATTTCACCGGCCCCCACCAGCTAGCGGACGCCCAAACCTTCATCGCCAACATCGAGCACACTCCAGGGGTCGTCGGCATCGTCGGCCCCGACCGCCGCCAGGATTAAATGGCCTCCTTCATTGAATGGGTCTCAACCGACCACATGGCTTGGGGAATCCTGGCTCTGACTATCGTGGCCTTCCTAGCCATCTTAACTATAGCCTGCCGCAGCCGCCCCTAACCCTCGTGCCTCAATTCCTAGAAGATAAGCTAAAGAAGGAATACCCAGGCAACGATGCCGCCGTTTACGGCACTCTCAACAACATCGGCGCTATGCACGGCAACAAGATCACTCCCAAGGGTCGCGAGATGGAACGCAAGCACGAAGCTAAAATGAGCGGCCAAGGCCGCTATCGCAAAGGCCGTCTCTAATGCCCATCTCCCAATCCAAAAAGAGCTTAGAGAATTGCAAAATGCTCATCCGCGTCATCATGGACCGGAAGCTAACCGAGAAATGCGAAATCTCATTCAAAACCTTCTTCGAGCAGGCCTGGAGAACAATGGAACCGGGCGCCCCCTTCGTCCCCGGCTGGCACATTGACTGCATCAGCGAACACCTGGACGCCGTTCTTGACGGCGACATTCGCAAGCTTCTCATCAACGTCCCCCCTCGCTCGTCAAAGTCCAGCATGATCGCCGTCGCCCTTCCTGCCTACGCCTGGGTTCGCCGCCCCGAACTTCGCTGGCTATTCACCTCCTACGACCTCAAGCTATCTAAACGCGATTCCCGCAAATGCAGGGCATTAATAAAATCTCCCTGGTACCAAAAACGCTGGGGCCAGCGCTTCCACATTGTCGCTGACCAGGACGAAAAGATCCGTTTCGATAACGACCACATGGGCCATCGAGTCTCCACAGCCACCAACGCTGGCACCACAGGAGAAGGAGGAGACATCATTTGCATTGACGATGGAAATAATATTCGTCAAATGAATTCCCCCGCCTACATCGAACAAGTCTTCTACTTCTACGACCAAGTCCTCCCTTCTCGCTTCAACGACCTAAAAACCGGGCGCATCATTAATGTCCAACAACGATGCAGTGAGTTAGATCTAACGGGCCACATCCTCTCCAACGAATCCGGCTGGGACCACATCGTCATTCCCAACGAATTCGACGAGCGCCACCCCGCCACCTCCCTTGGCTGGGAAGACCCTCGCACCGAAATCGGCCAGCTCTACTGCCCCGCCCGCATTGGCCCAGTTGAGACAGAAGACCTCAAGAACAAATTAGGCAACGGTTACGCCGGACAATACCAACAACGACCAGCGCCAGGCGAAGGCCAAAAATTCAAACGCCAGTGGTGGGGATTCTGGAACCCCCCCGGCACCACGACTGAACCTGTCGTCCTTCGTATCCCCGGCCTCAAGGAGCCGATTACCAAAGAACCCATTGACCTCCCCTTGGCCTTCGAACAAATCGTCCAAGGCTGGGACATGGCCTTTAAGGAAGGCAAGGAAAACGATCTAGTCTCTGGCGTCGTCGGTGGCCGCGTTGGAGCCTCTGCCTTTCTCCTCGACCGCGAATCTGGCCATTGGGACTTCCCCACCACCCTCAAGATGTTCAAATACCTCTCGGCCAAACAACCCAGCTACAACTGCCCCGAGAAGATGGTTGAAGACAAAGCCAACGGCCCCGCCGTCATCCAATCCCTTCGCAACGAAATCCCGGGCCTCATTGAATCCCCTATCGACGGCGGCCTCCTGGCCCTCGCCAACTCCATGACTGGCTACGTAGAAGCAGGCAACGTCTATCTTCCCAACCCCAACCTCTACCCTTGGGTCTGGGACCTCATCGAACAATTCGCCGTCTTCCCCAACGGCGCACACGATGACGACGTTTCCTCCATCTGCCACATGCTCAGGCGCATATTCAGCTCCATCGCCAACTCTGCTGCCCCCGAATTCCGCGTAACGCCGAGGAAGGGCGAACCGACATCGGCTAGTCACGTCAAATCCGACCTCGACATGGCGCGCGAACTCCAGCCTCACTGGCGCAGATGGATTACCGTCGCCCCAGGCCACCCCGGCTGCGCCCTTTGGTTTGCCGAAACCCCCTCCGGCGCTATTCGCCTCTATCGTGAATTAAACTTAAGCGGCCTTGACGCCCAGCAAGTCGGCTTAGCCATCGCCCAGGCCTCTCTGCCGGATATTACCGGTTACCTAGCATCTGTCCACGCTACCGCCCGCCCCACCCTCGACCTCTTCTTAGAAAAAGAGGCCTTCGCTCCCATCGAATCCATCGGCTCCTACGCCGAACTCCTAGAGCAAGGAATTATCAACCACAACCCAGCCACCGGCTCCTGGGCTAGCCGCCAATCGGACTCCTCTGCATTGTCTCAAGCTCAATTCCGTACCCAACTGGCCACCATTGAAGACGGAGCCTGGGACCGCCTGCGCGACCTCCTCCAATTTCAACCCCCTGGCTTCGAGGAACTCCCTTTCGACCGCGTAACCGCCTTCGCCTTGGCTGAGCGCGACCTTGCCGAATACAACCGCTACATGGCAGCCGTCGAGGGCCGCGTCGCTGGTGAATACCCTAAATTCAAGCTAGCATCATCCTGCACAGGAGCCATCGCCGCCCTAGGAGCCGCTCGCCGCGACGAAGACCTAACCTCTAACCATATGCGAGCCATTCTTCTTGGCCTCTCAGCCCCCTCCATGGCCAAGCCTAAGCCCAAGATAACCGAGCGCCCCTGGAATCCTCGCGACTATCGCCCTGGCTCCCAGCACGTGCGCCTATTAAAGAAAGCCATTTAATGACCTTCACTGAAATCGTCCTTGCTACAGCTTGCGGATTCTTGTTGCGGGACGCTATACGAGTCTTTGGATTGGCCACTATAGGTAGCGTGCAAACAAAATTTTGGCAATATTGGGCTAAGGTGCCTATATTCTTTCGTTCCGTTATAGGATTCTGGTAATTCAACATGGCTGGCTACACATTTAACAACTTTACCGCAGCTTCTCGCAAGCCAAATCTAGTCCTCTTCGGCCTTTTCAACGCTAGTGACAACATTTCCTGGATCAACGCTGCTAGCACCAATACCCAGCCTTATTCAACATCGACAATCACGGCTTCTCCCATGACAATCCTAGCTACCACCCATGGACAAGGTACCCTTGCATTTGGTAAATGCTTTGATGCATCAGGCAACGAAATTCTTGCCAACTGGCAACGCAATTCTTCTGGCGACCTGACCATAACTTATCTCGCCGCGCCAACCCAAATAAACATCTATCCGTAATCCATGGCCAAATTACTCTACACTTTTTTACTAACCTGCACCATAGCATTTGGCCAGAGGCTCAACGCACCGATATTTCCTATCTACACTGTAGGCACTATTCCTGCTGCCTCCACTATCCCTAACGTCAGTGTTTGGGTATCTGACTCTCTAACCGGCAATTGTGCAACAGGCGGCGGTTCAACCCTAATACTGTGTCGTAGCATCTCAGGCTCCTGGGTAGCCCAAGGCGCAACTACTGCCAGCTTCAATATTGGCACACCCATCGGCAGTGGAACCTCTCAATATAGCTTATTTATTGGCCCTGGCAGCGTATTGGCCCAAGAAGCTACTCTAGGAGCGTCTCGTTTTGGAGCCCTCCTCGGAGATGTTACGAGTCCAGGTGCCTCATATACCACTACTCTCGCCACCGTTAATAGCGGCCCAGGCTCCTGCGGCGACTCTACTCATGTATGCGTTGTAACAACCAATGGTAAAGGCCTTGTCACAACTCAAAACTCTGTCGCCATTACAAGTCCAGGCTCGGGCACGGTTACTAATATGGACGGCGCATTAGTCAATGGCCAACTCATTATTGGTCAGGGAGGCTCTGATGTATTTGTTGGAGACTTGATTGGAGATGTAACCACTTCTGGCTCAACAGCCACTTTAATCTCCGCTGGCTCAGTGACAACAGGTAAAATAGCAACTGGGGCTGTGGGTACAGCCCAATTAGCCGCTGCCGCTGTCAACTCGTCAAAGCAAGCTCTTGTTAATACCTACCGCACTTGCCAATTTGACAATGACACTCAATCAGCCACAGTTCTAACTGCTGCCCAACTCACGGGCCGCTGCGATGTCCCATTTGCCTCTACCCTAAACGAAATCGACGTTTATGCCAGCGCTGGTACATCTTCCGTCATGATTCAGCGTCTTCGCCCCAACGGCGGAGCGACCGCTAACTTACTAACTGGCCAACTAGCCACTGCAACCGCTGGGGCATATGCTTGTGCCACTGCCAGCCCCTCTTCATCCTGTATTGCTGGCATCACTAGCTCTGGCACTGTCACAACATCCAATACCCTCTTGGCTGCGGGCGACACTATTCAAATCAGCGCAGCCACTATTACTGGTAGCCCAACCTGGTACCATGCGACAGTCACTTTTACGGTTAACTAATGCCGCGTCTTCTAATCATACTAGTCCTAGCCTGCTTTCCTGCCTATCCAATAGCCATAGTACAAACGGTTTGTGGCGCGTCTCCATTAACTTTGCCTAGTGTTGTTTCCGGGCACGGCTTAGTATATATTGGGTTCTCAGCATCGTCGCTTGGGATTAGTGTATCTGATAGTCTAGGTAATACCATAACTCAAGACCCAAAATCGCCTGTCCTCAATGGTCCCGCAATTGTCCAAGCATTTCTTTATTACGTTACAGCATCAGCAAGTGGTAATAATGTAGTAACGCTCAACAATATCCGGCGGGCTTGTGTATACGAGTTAAACTCTTCAATCACGCGCAATAATTCTAGGTCCTCTGTATTTAATAACATTACCACCCCAAGCGCAGGTTCAATTGTCTTAAGCGCTACAAGCACATTTCTTGTCGGCTCGGGGAGTTCGGCAAATGGAACAGTTTTAACTTGGTCGGTAACAAATAGTTATACTTTGGATTTTTCTACCTCCTCTGGCATTGGTCCTGGCGGCGTAGAAAGCAAAATTGTTGCTAGTGCCGCAACTTATCCAGACGGCTGGTCTCTCAACACCATGGGTAGTGGATCAGTCATTCTAGGCGCATTTCAATCTTCGGGTACGAATAAGATCAGGCACCAAGTCTCGGGACCTTAAAGGAATAGATAAAAATGGCCTCCAAACAAACCACCATGCCACCCCCCGGCACCAAAGAGCCAGCCCTCACTGTGGCCATTGGCGTAGGCAAGCCCAAGTCCAGCGGTAACGGTAATGGCGGCCCCGCTGACGATCCTCAACTAGAGAGTGATCCATCCGGCGGCCCTGGCGGCAAGGCTTCCCCCGCTGACGCCCACGTCGTCAAAGCCGACCACCACTGTAAGGATTGCGAAAATTGGGACCCCTCGTCCGGCGATTGCTCCGAGGTCGATGGCAATTATGACGCCGAGGATGCCTGCATTAAATATTTCGAGCCTATTGGCAGCCCCGACGACGATGACGATCAATCTTCTCCCTCAGCTGGCGGAGGAGCTTCCTCCATGCCACCTTCTCCACCCTCAGGGGGAGGCGGCGGCCCCTTAGGAGGCAGCTAACCATGTGGCCCTTCGCCAACTATCGCGCCGCTCTCGAACAGGCCCTCGATGAGCTTAATCAAGTTCGCAGCCAACTGGAAATAACCAACTCCCAACTCATCGGCTCCGCCACCTTAGCCACCGAGCGCCAGCGCCAGATTGAGAAATTGGAATCTCGCTTGCTAACGACTGAAGCCGCCCGAGACGCCGCTATTCAAAGCCAATTATCCCTAAGCGCCGCTGCCTCGGCGAGGGTCCTGGTCAATCAGACCCCGCCCACCCGTGAGGAACTAGCCAACTTGCCTAAACTAACCCGGCAGCCAACCATTCACTCTCAGCTCCGCCAGCTCGATTCCAATCTCATGAACGCGGCCATCGAAGAATCCAAAAAACGCCTCCTAGCGGAGAAGGCCATGCTCAAGCCTCCTATCCCCGGCAAGCCCGAATCCATCCAATAACCTAAAGCCCCGTGCAAAACCTAGGCCCCGCGCCCCCCGTCCCAACCAAAGATGAACTCATCGCCCAGCTCTCGCCCGCGATCCTAAAAATCATCGCTGACGAAATGAGCGACGACCTGGAGCCCGACCGCATTTGGATTCTCCGCAAGATTTACAAAAATTATTTATATTACAGGAACCTCCAAAACTTCGCCCCCCAACTCTACCAATCCATCGTCGATTTCACTGGCTCTGGCGGCCCAACCTCCGCCCCCTTGGATGAAGACGCCAATGGCCTCTACGACTACTCTCAAAACTACTACAAGGGCTACTGCCGCAAAGAAATGGCCGTCTTGGGTAACCGCATGCCCAACGCCACCGCCGAACCCGACAACGCCAACGACGAAGAAGGAGTCCGCGCCACCTTAGCCGCCAACAATGCCGCCCAATTTATCCGCGAGCGATGTGGCCTCGCGATGAAAAACCTCTACCTAACTTTTGGCCTCTTTAACTTCGGCACCATGTTTTGGCACCTCGACTGGGTAGAGGACGCCGAAAAATATGGCGAAACCCTGGAACCTGTTATGGAACTCCAACCCGGCACCTTAGGCGATGCCAGCTTCGATTGCCCGGACTGCGCCGCCCCTCATGACGCCGACCCCTCTACCCCTACTCCTCCAGCCCAGTGCGCCCAGTGCGGCACCCCCATGTCGATGGACAATTACAAACCCCCTACTCCTACTCAGGACCCCGTCCAGACAGGCACCAAGAAAAAACCCAAGAGCATGTTAGAGATCTCTCTCCATGCCGCTGACGAAATTAGCGTCCCGCTCGACGCTACTTCGGTTAACGACGACAACTGCGACTGGCTCCGTTGGGATAAAGAAAAATCCAAGGCCCGCATGCTCGCCAAATGGGGAGACAAGCTTCGAGGCCTGAACGAGGCCTCCACCGGCTCTGAACAACAATCCTCCCAATACGCCGAATCCGTCAGGTCCGCCATGGCTTCCCCCATTGGCCTCGTCCGCGCCCGCCGCTCCAACCGCTGGACCGAATCCCAAATCTGATGGGTCCCAGCCATGTACCAATTAGTCGAAGACAAGGACGACCGTCTCGCCTTCCAGCAAAATTATCCCAAGGGCCTAAAAATAACCATCGTCAAAGGCGTCGTCTGCGACCTGGAGGCTCAGGAACTTCGCCGCTACTGGCAAGAATGCAAGCCCGAACCTTCTACCCGCATCATGGCCGACCCCCTAGGCGACGACTGGCTTGAAACCACCGATATCCTCAACAACACTCTTAACCAAGCCAACGGAACCATCGAGCGCTCTAACATGCCCTTGTTCGTCGATCCTCGCTACATCGACACCGACGCTTGGCAAAATCGCCGCAACAACCCTGCCGAAATCTTCCCAATGCTCAAGCCTGCTGGCGGCCATATATCGGACGCCGCCTTTCAGCCTCCTCCTATTCAATTCTCCGAGCAAATCGCCCCCTTCCGCACCGGCATTCAGAACGACAGTGAATCCATCTCCGGCCTCCTCCCTCAAATCTGGGGCGGTGACCAGCCCCAGCCAACGGCCCGCCAAACTGAATTATTGAAGAACGCCGCCCTCATGCAATTAGGCGTTCCCTGGGCTATGATTGGCGAATCCCTCGAACAAGTCTACACCAAGGCCTGCTGGATTCTTTCCCAATTCGAGGAAGGAGTGCTAGAGTTCAGTCGCAAGAACCAATTTGGCCAATACGACTCCCTAGCCGTCGTCATTGAAGACCTTCGCAGCAGCAAATACCACTTTGAGGCCGACGAAGCCATCCCTATGACTTGGGGCCAGCAGCGCGACCTCATCATGTGGATGCTCGACAAGCCAGCCCCCCTCCTCCAAATGTGGGGCTTCGACGATCCCCTGAATATTTTCACTTTTAAGCAACTTTTAGGTATGCCTGGCGAGCGGACGCCCAAATTGGACGACCGCGATAAGGCGATGGACGTTATTGCCCAACTCCTCAATGAGAAGGCAACCCCTGGCCAGCCTGGACCACCTAACCCTGATGGCAGCCCCGGCGCTCCTGGCCCTACTCAACCATCCATCCAGCCGGACTGGTGCGACGATAACGCCTTCTGCGCCTCTCTGGCTAAGGCATACCTGGTTTCCAACCACCAATTGCAAGCCAAGAACCCCGATGGCTGGGACAACGTAGTTGCGTGGGGCCAAGCACACGAGCAATTGGCCAATCAGCCTGCTCCTCCACCGCCGCCCAAGGCCACGATGGCCGTTAGCTTAAAGGGGCAGGACCTTGGCAGCCAGGCTGTCCAAGCCGGTCTCACCAAAGTAGGTCTCATCCCCCCTGGCACCGATGTCCAACAGGAAGCACCGCTTGGACCTATTCCCTCCATGCCCCAAGTACCCAATGGCATGCCTCCTGGCGTGTCTCAGGCTCCAATCCAATAAAGGAAACTAACCAATGGCCCCTGTATCCGACTCCCTCGCCGATCTTGGCACCCCTGACGTTGGTTCCGACCAACCAATAGACCCAGGCTCCGCTGACCTCTATAGCGCCGTAGGTGACGCCCTCAACGCTGCTGACGACGCCCCCTTAGACGACGGCGCAGGCCTCGCAGCCCCAACCGACGGCCAACCTGCCCTTGATGGCCAACCAGCCGCCGACTCCAACGCCCCAGCCATCCCATACCAACTAACCCCCGACGGTGCCTCCTACATGGTCCCCAAGGCCGACTTCGCCTCCATGAATGGACTGAGGACATATGCCGAGTCCGTCCAAAACTACTTCCCAACTGCCCAGGACGCTAAATCCGCCTACGAAAATTCCTCCGACTACCGCGCCCTCTTCCATGACTTCCTAAACGGCTCAGACCAAGACATGGATGCTGTCCTAGGCACCCTCGCAGGCGCAGATGCAACCGACCCCCAAGCTCGTGCCCAATTCCAACAATCATTCTCCCGAATGATGACCCGCGCCCCAGAACTCTTGCGCCAAATCAACAACCAGGCCTACGAACAAATGGCCGATGGCGTCATGCAGGCCAATATCCAGGCAGCCTACCAGCAAGCCGCTTCCACTGGTCAGCCCCAGGACCTTGAATATGCCCAGCGCCTCGATTGGGGGTGGAATGGAAAATACACTACCGACCTCCAGCGCCCCGACCCTGCTTCCTATGCCCAACAACAACTCCAACAACGGGAACTAGCTATAGCGGCCCGCGAGAAAGCCATCCAGGACAACTCCTGGTCCTCCTTCGACCGCTCTCTCGTCAACGGCCCCCGCTGGCAAGGATTCAACACCGAAATTGACAAAACCCTCGAACCCGCCAAGTCCAAACACGACCCTCTAGTTTTTGAGGCCATCCGCGACCGTATCCGCACTGAGGCCATCAAGAAACTCGACTCCGATTCGGACTGGGCGCGCGGCCAAATCAACGAATGGAAGGCCATAGAGGTTCAATTTCGCCGCTACGGAGACACTCCTTCTCTTCGTTCGCGCATCCAGACTTACAACAACGATTTCAGCGCCCGTGTGCGCCGGTACATTCCATCTATCGCTGCCCCCTTATTGACCAACGCGGCCAAAACCAAAGTTTCCACTCAACCTAACGCCCAAAGGCCCGTGGCGCAGACTGCTCCAGCTTCTTCCCCTAACCCGGCAGCGGCTCGAACCAGCGCCCCACAGCCCCAGCGTGCTCAGAACGGTCGTTTCATTCCCCCTCGGGAGCAATTGGAACAGGAGATGAGCCAAATTTTCAAAGTGATCTAACTCCTCCTTTCAACTAACCATCTGCCCAACCTCTCGCTCCCCCACACTCTCCTAAGGACTAATCCATGGCTATCACAGCAGCATCCTCTCAAGTAACCGCAACACAGCTAGAGCAAGTCCGCCAGAAATTCGCCAAATTTCTAACGATGGCGGAATCTGACCTAGCTAAAAAATTCACCGTCACTCCAGAAAAGCACCGCGTGAGCGCCTGGAACGCTGGCTCGAACGCCGTCCTGGCCTGGCGCATTCCTGTTCTTGTCTCAATCGGCGGAGACTACCAGGCCATCTCGCTCGACGGCGGCGACATGGGGACTGGCTCCATGATGAACACAGCCTACATGACGATTGGCTATTTTGCCAACGACATTGGCTACAACATCCCCTCGCTCTCTATCATGGCTACCAAATCCCAGCAGCAGGCCATGTCCAACACTCTTCAATTCAACATCACCAACGCCGTCAAAGAAACCGCTCTCTACAACGAAATCGGTCTCTTCGGCGACGGCACAGGCATCCTTGCGACCGCCAACGGCACTGGCTCTCCGGTCATCAGCGGCGGCAAGGTCACCTATAACCTAGAAACCACCGACTTCCTTTACGACCGCATTCGTGGCGCAGGCCAATTGGTCGATATCTACAATGCCTCAAACGTCCTTCAATTCTCGGGCGCGCGCGTTAGCTCTATCGGCTTCTCCCTCACTGCCCCAACCATTACTCTCTCTGGCGTCTCCACTTACACCCCAGCCAATACAGACAAAATAGCCTTTCCCAACATGGGCACCGGTTCCTATACCGCTGCCGCTGGTTCCTGGCGCTACGGCATCTACACTTTCAACACCACCAACACCACGGGCTCTCTTCTTGGCCTCACCTACGCCTCGGTCTACGAACTAGCCACTCCAACCGTCAACGGCGGCGGCGGCTATTTCACCCCCTCGGTCGCCTACTCCGGCAAATCCCAGCTCACTCAGCGCCGCGACGAAGACGCCATGAAGGGCCTGATCGGCGTCTGCCACATGGCCCAGCGCACCGCCTGGTACCAGCAAGGCGTCACCATCGCCAACCAATTTATCCGCCCCGGCGAGGCCGCCAAGTCTATGGACCTCGCGGGCCAAGGCACCGACTATAACGACCGATTCCGCGTGGCCGACGTTGACCACTACGTCTCTCGTTACGCCGACAAATCCCGTGTCGATTGGCTCAACCCTTCCAACTTCGGCTGGGTCCAGCTCGACGACATTAACTTCTTCAGCTCGCCAGACGGTCAACGGACCTTCGTTGGGCGCAGCTCGACGACGGGGAACCCTCAAGCAGGTTTCCAGTTTTATGTCATAAACTCCCGTAACCTGTATAGCGTTGATCCTGGATGCGCAGTTGAATTTTATAACCTCAGCATTCCCAGCGGTCAGTAGTAAATGGCATTAAGTCTTAAGCCATCGCCATGACCTTCCTTCTAGTGAAACGGCGTGCCACGCAGTCATAGTTGTTACGCCGTATTCTTCTCCAATGGAACGGAACGACCAACCTTGTTTTCGCAGCTTGATCATCTCTAGAACTCGTTGTTCAGTTAGGACAGCCTGCGAATGATCTTCACCCTTGGCAGTGCGGCCTTTCCTCGTGCGATCTCTGTTGTTGTCTCCGCGAGTGCCTAGGCCCATATGATGCGGATTGGCACATGCTGGCGTGTCACAGGCATGCATAATGTCACACGGCCAAGGGTCGCCTCCGTACATAAGTAGGAAAGCTAAACGTGGGCCAGAGTAGTTTTTCTGTTTGATCTTGACGTTGCCATAGCCCCTAGAAATAGAACCTCCAATCCAGGGCCAACATTCAGTCTCACCTCGAATGTCTATTAGGGACCAAATCCAATCAGCTTGCTCTCGACTAAGCATGGGCAGCTTGTTGGCTTCGCTCATCTAGGCCTCTTGGGACAAATGGTAAAATGGGGCCGGATTTTGGCGACTGGGTATGGTTTTTGGCACCAGCCGCAAGGAACAGAAATACTAGGGCGACCGCCTTTGTTCTTGGGCGTGTCAATGTCTGATAGTCGTTGGGCTTCGCTATCAAGCAGGGCTTCAGCTGTTAGCCGCTTGCGTTCGACTTCTAGCTTGGCCTCAACAATGCCTATTTCAGCCTTTACACGCTCATCAGCTACTCTGGATTCAATTCGCTCAGCTAGGTTTATGGGTGAATTATGCAGGCCACGCTGGTTGAGAACTTCGACCAAACGTGTAATTTCCCTTACCAGTTCATCATGTTTAGTATAATCAAGTTCAGGCATGCTATCGCCTCTCCTGAAGGCGTGGTTGCTGCTGAGGCCAATAGGGGCATTCGCGTGCCCCATGGCTCAACTTATACTACAGCGTGATGGGCAGTTTTACAAGCACAATTTTAAAAGGACTCCCACCATGCTCCACGCCTCTCGTCTTGAATTCTCCGCAACCGTAGAACACACCCTCATTCGAGCCGACGGCTCCATGGAACATTGGGGTCCCGACACCAGAGTTATTTGGCGCTCTATTTCATTCTGGCAAACCCTCTGGCAAACCCTTAAGCGCTCTCATATCCCTTTCTTCACCGCCATGAGCTTTGCCACATTCATCGAGTGGGCTATGCATTATCCGCAATCGGCTATGCAGCTAATGGAATTATGCAGGGGCCTATGCACGCCTAAATCTGCCTTTGAGGGAGTGCCAATTCTAGGAATTGTGACATCTGCCGGGATCAATTACCTAGCCACGACTTTCGTTAGCAACGCCGCACCGCTCATTAATTTCAATTACCACACCTATGGCACGGGCGACGTTCACGGTGCAACCTCCTCTCCCACCAACGCCACTGCCGCCACTCCAATTGTCGTCACTCAGGCCGCACAGCCATTTTTCCTAAATGACATCATTAAGCTCACCGGCATTACAGGAATCACAGGCATCAACGGGATTTGGGAATTGAGCCCGGTAGCCGCTGGCAGTTATACGCTGCTAGGATCAGTGGGCGGCGGTTCTAGCTTTGGCGGCGGCACTAACGCAGCCCAGCTCCTAAACGGCCAAGCCGATACTGCGCTTACTACCGAAGTCGCTAGCATCACCCGCGTCGCAGGCACCCAGTCCAACCCCGCATCGAACCAATATAAAACCATTGCCACGGTCACTTTCACAGGCACCACACCTCCCTTGACGATCATCGAATGGGGGCTATTTAGCGCTTTATCGAGCGGTACCCTTTGGGATCGCCGCTGGATGAACACGGGCAATGCTCCATCGACTCCTGGCGCAGCCGCTCTTGTCGCCGCTCCGATCACGATCACGAGCACTTCAGATTCGATTCAAACTACCTACACCTTAACCTGCACGGCAGGCGGTACATAAGGCTTGTGGATGTCGGCAAGTCTAAAGGCCGCTATGCTGGAGGGCCAACAAGCCCCGCTGACTCCAACAGAGGCGGCCATCGTCAAGGAAATGGTGGAGACGGCGATAACTATCAAGGAAGTCGCATTCAAATTAGGAAGATCTCCTAAAACTGTTGGTACCCATTTGGGTCGCGCATATCATAAGCTTGGCGTTCATACCAGGGCCGAACTGATCGAGCGCTTCAGGACCAACCCTATTGTAGAAGTACGTGACCGTGGCGACATTGGCAGCATACGCGAACGCCTGGACCGAATAGAAGTATTGCTTCAGCATCCTAAAGTAACCGATTAACCATCATGGCTCTATTCCTTATCGGAAACGGACCGATCCAGACGACGGCGGCTTTCGCCAAGGTTGCCACGGGCACGGCTATCAAGACGCTGTTGCAATTTCAGCCGTCGGCCACCCTCGTTGCCAAAATCGTGGAGTGGGGGATCTCGTTCGATGGCTCCGCCGCCGCCCAGCCAGGCCAGGT